CGAACTTCGTCTGTGTCCCCTCGATATCAGTCATACCGAGGTCTTGTTTGCGTTCTACTCTCTGAGCTTCATACTTAGCTTGTGTGCGCTCTCGCTCCCGAGCGTAGTAGTTCATTAAAGCGATGGCCCAATTAGTATTAGCTGAATACTTTTGAGCATCGGCAGCAATGAACGCACCGGCAATACTACCGGCGGCTCCGAACATACCACCCATCATTTCCATCCTTGCGTTCCTCTTAAGTTAGAACGCCCCAACAGAACCGGCAGTTCGACGTTTCTCTTCTTCACTAATTGCGTCTTGTAATGCTGCTGCCCCTGTGTTCACCGCACCTTGTCCCTTACCTCCCTTAGCGATAAGAGCCTCCGTATCGAAGAAGTCGGTATCTCCAAAAGCATTCCTCAACTTACCCTCGAGTCCCGAAGTGAATCCTGAAGTGGCAGTCTTAAGTCTATTAGAATACGCAGAGGGATCGTATGTAGTACCGAAGTCCCAGTTGCTCAGAGTATTACGGGCTTCCTTATCGATATCTCTCAGACTCGTTCTACCCGTTTCAAGGACACCAAGTCCTTGTTCATTAGCTTTGGCAATCGCTCCTGCTTTCTGATTAGCGAGAGCCTTAGATGCTGTACCATAGCCAGTGTCGTTAAGTGTCCCTCGTGACTTAGCTCGTTCGAGAGCCGCACTTGCATCTGTATACTGCCCGCCGATAATCGAATTGATCAATGCATCATCAGCAGTATCAGGGATATAAGTAGTGGCATAATCTGATGGCACTGCTGTCTCATACTGTTTAGTCAACTTATTACGGGCTGCTGTTCTCTGTTCGCCGAGAGCAGTATCCCATAGAGAGCTAGTGAAGTAGCTACCGGGATTCGGATCGAGATCGGGGATACCTGTTTTCGCCTTATCGAGTGCAGATTGATAAGCACTCATAATCCCGTAGTCGTCGTTGATACCGAGAGCGGCTAGTTTTGAAGAGCCGTAGTTCTGTGCTTGACCATATGCACCACTCAGCCGTCCCTGATAGGCTTCCTTATCTGCTGCGAGTTTAGTAGCGTCTCGTTCTTCCTTGGCGATACGGTTTTTCTCTTCTGCGGCGGCTCTAGCTTCCTCAAGTTTCATTTGAGCTTGAGCTTCGGCCATAGGATCGGGCGCGGGAGGAGGACTAGGGCCACCACCACTTCCTGCGTTCAATACAGGACTATCGCTATCCCCATCAACACTATCGCTATCACCATCAGTATGATGATCACGATAGTCGTATACTGGTATGGCTGCATGTCCGAGTTCATTGTCTTCGTCACGCGATTTACGAATGTCGTTGATCATCCATGCTGGCAGCATTGTTGACATCCTTTACAAAATACGCTCCAGCCTCTCTGAAGCCGAGCTTTTGAGACATCTTGGCGAATAGACGAACTTGCTTGTCAGAGTGCTTGTCTTGAATGATGTCTACGATGAAGCGGGTACATCCTCGTACAGCACCCCATTGTAGGAATTGTTTCAACAAGAGAAAGGCGACAGGGCTACCTCTATATGGTTTATCGACGTACCATACGCTGGACATCGCATACTTATCAGTAGAGATGAAGTATGATGTCAGTCCTCCGATGAAGAAGCCAACAGGAATGCCTTCTCTGTATGCTGCCCATCCATTATAGGTTAGACGTTCGGGATCAGCCAATTTATAATTAGCATGTCTAAGTACAGCGTTCATATCGAAGTCTTGATTAGGTACTAGCTCTTGATGTGCCTTACGAAAGAGAGGCTCTAATATGTATAAGTCATCTTTAGTTAACATCTCTCTTATATCGTACCACGAACCCGCCCGTTTAAGGCGTTCTAGCCGTCGTTGTTTATGTGAAACTGTATTATGTTCAAGCTGCACTAGCCGCCTCCAATGCTTCTATTCTGGACATCGCCTCTTGTAATGCCTTAGTTAATGCGGCAATAATGGTGAGTGCGTTGGGTGATTGTAATGCATCAGGTTCATCTTTATAGCCAGTTGCCGCGCTCTGTGTCATCGTCTCTTGTAGCTCATGTGCGATGAAGCCCCATCTCTCTACATCATCAGCGGTAATAAGACTACCGAAGGCTTCCTGTGTATACTTAATAGGCTTTAATGCTTTAACAGTCTCCCACATCGTAGTTAGAGGAGTGACATCCTTCTTCATGCGATAATCTGAAGGGCTATTTACAATCGGCCCCATGTTGCTAGAGTCGATCCATAACTCTACTAATCCATTAGTGTTTCTGTTCCAACTGACGTTAAATGGATTAGCATATAGTGCCCCATCAGTACCTTCTCGACACCTATAGCCAGGTGCTGCCTCAAGACCACTATTGGTTACTGATAGAAGTAGTTTATTATAAGTGTAGCTATAGAAGAAGTAGTCACCTGTTGTTCCACTTGTACCTACAGACCACTTACCTACACCATTCTGATAGAGAGAATTCGCATTAACGGCTCCTGTAGTGACTGTCTTAAATCCCTCGGCGACATTGACAGTGTAGCCGGTTGCTGTGAGTGAACTACCTATAGCAGCGGCGCCAGTCACATTAAGAGTATTACAGACAATTTGACTAGCTACGTGCATCGACCCTGTAGCATAGATGTTAGTACCTACGAGATCACCTGATGCAGTTAGCGTACCTGTTACATCTAGAGGACTATATATATATGAGTGTGACTTCAGGAACGATGCATATTGTACAGTTCCGCCAGCATTTCCTATTAAGATTTGATTATTACCATAAGCCCTAAGTGCTAAATAAGTCCCGTCACCATATAGACCGATTGTTGCATTATATCCTACTTGAAAACTACCATTAGCGAAAGTAGCCAACCCTGAACAAATAAGTGTCCCTATCACATTCACATTATAAGAGAAATATGCGTCTCCTGTCGCTCGTTTTATTTGGAATGGAGTCCCACTCAGCACTGCGCCAGAATCATTATATCGAAATAGCGTATAGTCTGACGTAGAGGTGTCTGCGCCTCTCGTAGCCCAACGAGGAACACCCGTATTACTTATATAATAGATATCACCAGTAGCAGTAAACTTACCTACGGCGAGTGCTGTCGTAGTAAGCGCTCCCGTCATCTCATCGCCGCCTTTACCTACTTTCTCACTATCGAGTTCGTAGATAGCATCCTCCACATTATGTGCTTGAATTCCTCCTGCTGGTGTGATTGATAATGTTGACGCACTTGTTACTGCTACGGTTACCCAAGTGCTCATTTGTCGTCCATACGTTGCCCCGTCTAATGGAGCCTCCGCAATAATACCCTGTGGACCAACTGCGCCCTGTTCACCACTAACAGATATTGTCCAATCGTTATGCGTACCCAAACCATGACTCGTTTGAACATCCATTATAAGTAAGCCATGATTATACGATGTAACTGACCCCCACATATAATTGATTTGAGGATTAGATGTCTGATTGACGATGATTTTCGCCCCAGGTTTGTAAACTCTACCAGTCTGAGTAGTGAAAGTCTTCATTCCAGTACCAATATCCACTGAACTGGTCGAAGTACTCCACAAGCCCTCACTCAGACTATTGATCTCCTGCCAATATAGTGGATTAGTTGTTCTATCTTCCAGAAATGTAACCGGAACTGATGCACTGACATGATCGGTGATACACTCGAATGCAAGTGCGTTATCGACATCGATAACTACATCGCCCACATAATATTGGTGACTATTTCTCCATGCACCCTTGAGTGCCTCCGTTCCCGTCATTAAATAGAGTATGCTATCTATCGTCTTGATATTACGATCATAGTAAGCATGCCAACCCGGAAAGTCGAATTGAGGAATCTCGAAGTCAAAATACGTCGTGTATTCTCTAACTGCACCACTCATCGGTCTCTTCCTGTTATCTTATAACTGAAGATGAATGCAGTGAACCTTAGAGGCTCTACTGTCGCACCTTGAAGACGAAGTTTGAACAACTTACCGCGTGCTTGGAACGGCCACGGACGTTGACGAACAGCCATTCTACCTGTGCCATATGTTTGTTCGTAAGCACCATAAGCGCCCTTATCACCACCAACCATATCCATGCTCATCGCAGGAGTACGTACACCTGTTATCTTATGCTTATAATAGTAATCGAGAAACATCTGCACGGTAAATCGATCTGTCCCCTTAGCATCAATATTCATTGTCTTCATTATCTTAGTCATATCTCTCTTATCGAAGTCGGCCCACGGAAACTCGACAGCGAAGTTTATGGGTCTACCTTTATACGGTTTCCAATTATAAGGAAAGAAGTCCCTATTCTCGTCAAATGTTCCATCTGATCCTGACGTGTGAGCAATCACGCACTCGAATATCTCCTTAGTTACTGTGTCTTTGATTCTCTGTCCCACTGTATAACTTACACCATTGACCCACGTACCATCGTACTCGCCCTTAAAGTCACCATAGATGGGATCGAAACGATTGCCCATTCGCCACACTTTATCTTTAGAAGCGAGGAATACTCGTCCATATAAAGAGGTAGTGCCCGCGACGAAATTCCATCCCTTATAACGTGACCATGCTTTAATCTTCAGATCTCTATTATACGTTAATGCATAAGCAGTCATCTCCGTTCTTAATCGATTGAACGCTACAGTCGGCCCTCCCCATCGCTTAGCCTGACCTATAACATTAACCGTAGTGAAAGTAATGATATCTTCACTCACAACTGATGATACGACACACTTAATAGGTATGTCTGTCGTAACTACGTCTAACTGCGATAGTTGGAATTGATCTCCTTCTTCCATACTGTGATTTGGTGCATGTAATAGTGCAGTCTTCGTTCCCATTAACTCATATACATAATAAATTGGATCATTAGGTAACTGTATTGGTACATTATCGTGGTTGGGGGCAAATAAGATATACCGGCTATCGTGTGTACTATATACACTAAATACATCTTTCACTAATGTACTCGCGGTTAGTCTACTGATGTTCTTCTGTAACATAGGGGCGATAAATTCACTCAGCCGACTCGGAATGATAGAATTATCGAATTGAGACTTCTTAAAACTAGGGACGCCTATCGTATCAGCCATTACGAGGTCGAAACCTAGGAAGATCATGCTCTTATGCGCAACCGCTCCATGTCTCGCTACACTATCTGTCACTTCCGGTTTATGTTCAGTACTATCGAAGATACCTAACTCAATCATTGACACCGTATCATCGAAAGCGACAGCAAGGAAGTTTCTAAACTTATTAATACCTCTGATGAAGAGGCTCGAACTATTGGTATTATTCAGATCAATACTAGTACCATCACTATCTGTGGCTCCCTCCCACACACCACCAGCGTCACTAGAACTTATATGCACCTTATATGGATATAGTGGATCGCCCGCCATAATTAGCCATCTATCTATAGTACACACATACTTACACACAGGTACATGTGCAGTACTATAAGAGTCGCCCGGATCGGCTAGATAAGTGACATTAGGCGTCTTAGAGAAATCAATAATAAGTGGTTTATCGACACCATTACAGGCGATTAATGAACCCTTAAAGACTGCTGTAGATACGTAGTCTATGGGATTCGTCCATCCCGGTCCCGGTTGAGCAGTGCCCGGAGTACTGAAGGCTATACTATTATCCCATATACGTGTAATAAATCCCGCGGCATTAATCTTGACAATCTCGCCAAGAGTATCAAACACTACTACATGATCACTGAAGTAAGTGATTTCAATTATATCTCCTGTTAGGAAATGTGTGTCTTTCGTTACCGACTTCGTTGCTGTATCCGTACCACTTGCGGATGCTTTAGTCTTCACTACAAATGTGAAATTATTACCATCCGTTACACGTACACTGAGTGGTATATTGATAATCTCCTCTGGCTTCAGTCCAGCCATATTTGTCCAGTTAGCCGTGAACGTAATATGATCACCATTCAGCAATCCATGAGAAGCATATTGGCATACGACTTCACGATTATCTATAGTCCACGTAGCAACAAATGGATCAACATTAGAAGTTACAGTGCCCAGACGTAAGTCTGCAAATAACTCCGTACCCCATCTCACGTTAAGAGTGTTATCTACTCCTCTATGCACGTTATCTAGAACAGGTTGATACGATGAAGAAAGATTGAGATCGTCATCGACAACATTCAACCCGCCCCCGAAATCGCGAATGATGGTTGACTTCGATTGTGCCATTACCCAGTCATCCAATCAACAAATGGACTAGCCGCTGGAGCACCATAAGGTATTGGTCCTCTATTCATCGCCTCCCTTAACTGTTCTTCACGTTTGGCTGTAGCCTCTGCAAACTTCTTAATCGAATTAGGAGCGTCTTCATCATCAGCTAAATAGTTATAAGCAGTAGCACAAACCAATAAGTCATCATCTATTTTAACTTCGTCATTATATATAAATGGTGCGGGCTTAGTACGATATGTGACTGTTATCGTACCCGTAGTAGTAATAGGCAAAATACGAAATATCTTATCGTTAGGTACGTTCTCATAATATCTTCGGAACGTGACCATATTCATACCCGGAGGCATTGCCGTTAATGGAGCAGTCTCCGTCCCGTACCAAATAAATCGAACATCATCACTACGCTTAATCTTCTGTCTTAAATCCTCAATAACCTGCCCATCCAATCCATTGAGCGTCATTACTTCTCTATTAGTTGTATATGTAGGCCACCAATAGTGATCAAAGAACACGTTAAATTGTCTCTGAAGAATGGCAGCGACTATATCTTCCGCATACTGCTGAACAGAAATGCCTGGTTCCTGCCTTAACTCTATAAGTGTTCGTTGAATGAGATCACTAAAGGTGGTCATCACTACCTCTAAAAGAGTGGGGACTCCTTATATATATAAGAAATCCCCATTAACACTAACCTGCGAAGTGAGCATTACCGTAGAGACTAGTGAGGTCGGCGACACCGATGAATGAGTAAGTCATAGTGCCGTTAGATGCAGTAGTAAAGTCGATACTACCACGAGGATCAGCCGAAGTAGCAGTCGGAGTAGTCGCGAGAGGCAAACCCATTACGAGTGTGCCAGCAGTGGCAGAGAGACCGTTCTCAAACCAATTCTGCGCAGCGACAGTACGATACGGAACACCGAGAACATCGGTATAACCGATATTAACGGTAGTAGCCGCACCGTTAGGCGCAGTCCAAGTGAGAAGCTCAAGTGACTTATAAATCTTCGCAGAGAGAACAGGGGTAACACCATTAAGGGTAAGTGTCTCACGGATCGGTTGACCCATGTAATCGCGACCCTGAATGGTGACAACGTTTGCAGCAGTAGCGAGTGATGCAAATGAAAGCTGACGACCAAATGGTGTCATCTTCGACTTGTAATCAGGAGCGAATACGTTAGAGCTACCAGCTACACCCCAGTTACCACCGGCAAGAACACCAGTAGTACTGATAGCGGCAACTGCACCGTAATCCGCTCTATATTCTCCAGTCAGATAATCAATATCCGCACTGAAGTTCGCAGCGGGTACATACATGTTAACATTGCTATTCCATGTATCGAAGTGCTGCGCATTGACGTTCTGTGCCATTATTTATCTCCTTTCTTCGCGAGCGGACGGTGAATAGCTCCTACGACATCACTAGTTTCGAGATCAACGAGTTCGATGTGTTCGGGATCACCAACGAGGCGCTCGACTTCTGCACGAGTCCTTATACGGATGGAGTGGCCTTTCGGAAACTTGAGGATATACGAAGAAGGCTCCTCAACTTCCGAATAGTCAAAGAGTCGCTTCTCCTTATTATAAGTAGCGACCCTACGCTTATATGGCCCGCCCTCTTCGATAATGAATTTAGGGACGGGTTTATCCTGCTTAAGCTGTACTGATTGTGCCATCACTCTCACTCGTTGATAAGGACAGCGTGAGTACGATAAGCCTTCCACAGACAGAATTGACCCTGCCAGATGGTACGACTACCACTCGCATCCACGTTCCACGGTGCGGTAAGTTCTTTAACCTTCATGTTCACATGTTTAAGGATGTGAAGACGAAGATATTTAGAGTTGATGAAGTAGATCTTATTCACCGGGCAATCTTCATCGTAGAGCATCGGAACGGCTTGATGACTGATACCCTTGAAGCCAAGGTCCATCATCTTCTTGCCATTGTTGGATTCGCCCAACTGAATAGTCACCTTATCTCTAACGGCCGCTCTATAGATGCGGTACAAGTTACGTCCAGTCAACATGATGTCTGGACGCTCACCTTTAACAGTGAGATCCATAAGCACGTCATCAAGAGCTTCCTCGATATTAGTGGAATCGATACCACCTACGTTGAAGTCATACGATGATGTGCGCCATTGTGGTTCAGTTGCACGACTAAGACCACCTAGCGTGCCAGTAGTCGGATCATCAGGAATAAGAGTAGCAAGTCCGAGAGGATCAGTTCCGCCACCGGGAGCATACAAGTATGCGGAGAACTGTTCCTTAATACTCTCCTCAAGCACTTCCATCTTCGCTTTCATCAGCTTGAAGATTTGTGCTCTACCCTTATTCTCATCTTCCTCTTGTTCGGAGATGATAACCGTACCAGCGAATCTACTCCATCCATAACGGACAGTCGTGAATTCATTGGTCTGATTGATGGGGAGCGTCTGATAGTATTCATACGTTCCCACATTCGGATTTCGTCCAACGGTGAGGGGATTAGTGATTTCCCAACCACCATCTTCGTACTCCACACGATTAGTCGCCATTGCCCAAGCCACAAACGCATTGGACTTAACGGCGGCCATAATCAATTTCCCACGTGACTTAGTGAGAGTTGAATTGAGGACTGTTGCGAGGACCGACATTATCCTTGATACCCTGCTTCTATGAGTGCTTCATCAATGATCGATGCATATGATCGTTCTGGTGAAGCAACCTCTGATTTCCTCTCTGTCATCCCATTAGATGGTGTTCTACCATTAACGATTGGACGACGACGGGATGCCTGTTGCCTCGGCTGACCTCCCTGCTGCATAATAGCAGCTAATTGAGGACCAAGAGGTTGATCAAAATCCAACCCATTCCGAAGCGCAAACTCGCGAACTCTAAAGTATGCTTCAGTCTCGTGAAGACCTTGAGTCCGCATTAAGTTTGCGATAGCATCCTGATGCGGCTCTGCGTCAGGGTATTTAGTCAGGAACGTATTATATCTATGTGTCACCGCCGTATTGATACGGGTATCTTCCTCTCGTTGCTTATTCATCTTGTCGAGAGGACCAAGACGCTCATCGAGCATCTTTTTAATCGCTTCGGTCTGAACACTACCCATGTTCGAACCGAGTAACTTATTTAGATCGATACCTTTAGCGGATGCCTCTGCTAGAACGATTTGGACGAGTTGGCCCGGATTAGACTTGAAGAGTGCCATCATGTCAAGAGCCGCAGCCGTTTCATCGGCATTTAGCCCCAGAGATTGCGGCGCACCATTGAGGTATTTGGCTTCCGCCTGTGCTACTTTTAACTGATGTAATTCTCTATCTTTAGCTTCAAGAAGGCCCCGATAGCGTTTATTCTGTTCGTCTAGCCTCCTACCTCTACCAGCAGGAGCGACAATATTACCGCGAGCGTCAATAACATTACCAGCTTGGTCATATCGAACCTGACCATCATCTTGTTGACGCTGTTGGTTAGGATCAACTTGTTGTCGTGGATCATCCTGCGCGCCTTCGTCGCTCGCTTCCTCTACACCTTCAAACTCGTCTGCTCCAGTCTCTTCAGCGAGACCAGGTACGTTATCTAGTACTGCATCTTCAGTATCACTGTTGGGGGATTCCCGTCGGGGCGCCATTTTGTTGTCCTCTAGCTATACTAGGTTGTGTCGGAGTCGCCATCTGATTATGGATATCCGTAACTCTATTCTGTTTAGATTGCTGCACTCTCATCATTATCTCTTCCATCGCCTGTCTGATGGGTACGCCTTTTGCTGTAGCATCTCCTACCGCCTTTTTCGCCTGTGGTGGTAGTTGGTTGAACATCTGCTCCATTTCAGCAATCTGGTCGCCACCGGGTTGCTGTTGTTGCTGTTCAGGTTGATCAGGTGCAAGTTGTTTCTCAATTGAAGCTCTAATCATCGCCCAATCTTCTTCGGTAATTACAACTTCATCGAACGCTCTCTCGAATACTCTCATCATTACGAGCACCGCAGCGGGAACTGCTTTACCAAATTGGCCTAGAACTTGTCCCATCTGTAGTGCCGCCTCCTTCTTCGCTCTAGCTGTTGGTTTTAGCGCACTCCCCCCAACCATTTGCATCGAGAATTTAGCATGTAACTCTGAGGGTGACATAGGTGTGAATTGCTTCCATACCTCTCCACACTTATCCTCTATCAACGCAGCCACCATCTCCGCTGGCATCTTACTCGCACACAATTCCAGCAGACTCATTCCTATATTCCCAATGAATTCTTCAATCTGATCGATCTTCTCATCTAGTCGCGTCTGTGTCTGCGACTCATAAGACTCAATGGCTTTATTTGTAGTATTAGTCTTATACTCGACGCCTCTCATCACATTTGTAACGCTTGATACGCGGTCGATGGCTTGTAAGTACGGTTGAGGATCGAACAACTGCATAAATTGTCCAGAAGGGGGAGGTAGGCTGAATATTAAGTCTGGCATCTTCTTTCCATCTGGCACTTTTACTCCGATTGCACCACCCTTCTCCGCACCGCTTAGAAAGGCTGAAATGACGGCAGGATCTTTTATCGCATCTATATCGTAGAATAAATTCTTCCTCGCCCATGCTATCGCTCTCCTCCTTTCACTCGCAATCTCGTTGATCGCATCTTGTTGATCGAGGTAGTACATGACCTCAGATCGAGCATAGTCGCCCTCGGGATCGGTATAAAACTCCAAACAAAAGACGGGGAAGAAGTTTGTGAGACTGTATGGATCATCCCAGACCCAGATGGGCCACGACCAGTTCGCATCGTGGAATAGTAGAAGCCTGCGCGTAACTTTGTCATAGACTCGCCAAACTTTCGTATATTGCGCCTTGCAATAGCTCTCTTCATCATCATACCCATATGCTTGATAATCCTTATTATCTGATAGAAGCGAAAAACTATTAATCTCGTCTTCTAGATGTCCTCCTTGTGATTTCGCATTCAACACGTGTGTCGGCTTATATATCGATTCCCACTCGTCGCTCTTATCCTCTGACTTCTTGAAGTAGATAGCCCTCAACAGATTAGTGGGAACGAAGTCAGCGATCATCAACCAATTACAATCAGTCAAATCATTCATCGTCGTACTTGGATCACGTAGCACATCTTTAGGATGTCTAAACTTCAACCACGGTCCAGCAGGCGATAACACATCAACTTTATCCTCTAATGCCGCCAGACATCCTTCAATCTCCTCAATCTCCTGCATATCTTTCGCTTTAGCCAACCTATCCGCCTCATAATTTATTTCATTAAGGATGGCCTCACTACTATCCTCTTTCTCCGTCCAACCCATCTCCAAATACGCGACATTAGTCAACGTACACATTATAATAGCTTTACGCACCTTTGGCTTCAAATTGACGCCGGGCGATGTCTTCTTCGCAAATAATGTGTTGACCAGCCTCTCCGCGCATGTGGCGAAGTAGGTAGTCGCTTCATCCTGCTTATCGTTAGCTGTGACTTCGATATCGGGATTTTTAGCGTAGGTAGCGGGTACAAGTGCGGTAGTATTGGCGAATACAACATTCTCCGTTTCGATGTGTTCATCGGAGACTCCCGTGCCTTTACGCGCCATTCTTGACGTGTTTGGACTACCCTGTACACTACTCTGAGTGACTTGATCATTATTATAGTAACGAATACATTCGTCCCATGCATCCGCTATCCCTTCATTCTTCAACTTACTCTTTGCCTGATCCCTCCTCGATTTCCACAACTTCCCCAGATGCTTACTGACAGGAATCTTCGTATCCGCCATCATCTTATAAGACGGACTATATTTCTCAATCTCTTTCGTAGGCTCAATACCTCCTTCACTAAGACTATCGCTAATGGCATTAAATTCTTCCTGATTATCAGCCATTTGCAATCTCGCTCATCTCTTGTGTCCTACTATTCCTATGACGCCATTTCTTCGCTTCATGCACCCTATACTCGCCTTCCATCCATTGCAAGTATTTAGGCTCTACATCCCTAAATGGGTCGGGCTTCGCAATCGCATCGAGATTAGTCAACATATACTTCGTAGTATCCATCGCATGGTCGTTTTTATCATTCGGTTTATCGTCTCTCTCACCCTTTGTATCCTTATCCCAATAATAGCCACCAATCTCATCGATCCACCAATCTAGATCTCTACTTATAAATATATGAGGAGCACCAAAAGCCCCACTGAAAGGATTACGATGAAAGCGAGTAGGAGCGAGATAACTGCCGACTTTGACAATCCCCCCGAGTACATCGTTATTCCCTCGACGCATCGGGACGCCCAAGTTGGCAAATTGACTAGCGACTGTCTCATTAACATTGCCTGCACTACTCCCAAATCTCCTAAATATATTAGGATCGGCCCAACACTGTTGATCTTGAGGAAGTCCCCACTTATTTCTGATGACCTTAATCTTATCAGCCTGCTCTAAGATACCCATCTCCTTCTTATAGAAGCCATCCATTAAAATCACGTTACCATCATCGTCAACAAAGCTAATAAGGTAACAACTAGGAACAGCAATACCAAAATCATAGCCATCGACCAACGGTATAAGATATCCCTGATCTGTAAGCCGATCCCACAATTGCATAATCTCATTATGTTCTACCGTATGTACGATGTCACTATACTGTGGATACACCAATCCTTCATAAGCTGCCCATCTACCTAATAGAAATCTCTCCTTCATCTGCCCAGTATACGTGCTCTCAAGTCCCTGAATAACATCTGGCTCCAAGACATGTGCGTTTTCGTACGTACTACCCTCAATAACATCCAGTAACAAATTAGGCTTACCATCTTCGAATACAACTTTTCCATCTTTGTCCCTCAATACTATCAGATCGGGCATAATCGTACCCGCCTGCTTATATAGATGGTACGGGTGGACCAACTTCTTGTAGACCCAATTCCGCGTTGGGTTACAAGTTAAGATCATCATACGCGGACCCGTGTGAGGCATTGTCGGATCGTTGCCCGTGTATGGAGTGGAGCCACGAAGTCGTCCCATAAGATCAAGAAAGTCCTTATGTACGATCTCCGGGTCTTCTATTTGGTCCACAACGATCCAATCGTAAGTCGCACTCAACAAGTTACTTGTCGCTGCTTCATCTCCACGCGACTGTTGCTGCATATATCTGAAGTTGATAGTTGTACCATTCTTCAACGTACACATATTGCTGCTATTCTGTCCTAGTGGAAAGTTTTTGATCCACTGCTTCGGACACCACTTGATGAACTCCTTTCGCAAGGTGTCGTTAAGTTTGGGGTATGTCGCGCGAGCCATAAGGCCATTGCTACCCGGATAGTCTCTCGCCATCTCCAAAGCTGTAATACATGCTGTAGCAGTCTTGCCATTAGCAAACCCACCACCAAGAATACGAATCTTAGCTCTCGATTTGAAGAATCGATCATTCAATCCGCCCTCTTTTACAATATAATTAGTCATATAAAATGTCGGTGAACATTTAAGCCCACCGACTTTTCTCCTTATCGTTTCTTGCTCGGTGTCGGAACGTTACCAGTCGGAACAGCAACTACGATCCATCCAGTTGTCGGTGTCCATGCTGTCTTAACTTCCCAATTCGGTACATATTCGGGAGGCATAGGTTGTGGCAGCGTATTATCGGGACGATTGTAACCTATATCTTCATCAATTCCCCAACCCGGATCAACTGGACCTTCAGGCGGGAGTACAATCGGATGCGTCGGTTCACCCGGCTTAACAATTGGATGTGTAGGTTTACCGGGAGAACCACCCGGTGCAATTGGATGCGCTGGATGCAACCAACCTAGACCGAGATCGATACCATAACCCGGATCGACTGGCACTTCGGGTTTAGGCAATCCTTGATCCGGCTTATTTGGATCACCCGCCGACACAATGACAACTTCTCCGGGCTTCAATTTAACAATAGACATAGTTCAATCTCCATTATGTGTGGACCTATTACGTACAACCCGGTCCAAGGAAGGTTGGTCATTCTTCGTTCTCAGGCTCCACTAGCTGTACCGGCTGTCCTGTATGTGTATCTATCCCCTGAACAAATCTATTAGGATGATTAGGTCCTTTAAATTGACTATTCCAGTGGAGCATCATATCGCCGGGATCGCGTACATCAGGTCTCACACCAGCATCCCATGCCTCCCGATAATCATAGTTCGGGTCTTGGAGATTAGGCCCTTCGCCATATTTCGCAACAAACTCTTTATACCAATCTGTCCCTTTAATACCCTCCTGAAACATCTGCTCGCGCATTGCTCCAGTTAATTGCTGTCCCCTCTTAATCCTATCAGCCTCGCTCATCAGAACTCTCCCTCCATCGGGAACAGTTTCTCTGTCTGATCAGGCAACTCCTCATTTATCGCAGCATTATTCTCTTGCATCATATTAAATGTCTTCTGTCGTGCTTCTTCTTTTGGAATACCTGATTTCAGCAGAGTTTGATAAAGTTGCGATGGTGAATAGGCACCCGGACGATTAGGGTAACCCGCCATTGGTACAGGCTGATTAGGATCGGACTGCTCCATCATCGCTCCCTTTAATAGTAGCTCTCTTCTAATCCTATCAGCTTCATTCATTTTAGCAACCTTTACATATATCAGGTGGCCGTTCAGGATACAGAGGCATAGTGACGTTACGCTCTTCACGCGCGGATCATAAAACCAAATGAGTGCCATCCCAACAGAAATAGAAGTATATAGAGGAGAACATCCCACCCCCATGAGTAGGGAGCAAATGCTGGAGATGTACGCAAGAAACCAAACACCAAGATCAACAGCATTATAACCCAGAATATAAGTCCTATAGGCATCACTTCCTCCTCTTTATCTTACCCTTACGTTTCGGCAACTTACCAGGCTTATCGGCAGCAGTGAATTCCTTACCAACTTTAGCAGGAATACCAATTGTACTCTTACCACTAGCCGCTGCGTACATCGCTCTACGTTGTGCTTGACTAACCGGAGGCATCTTTTATCCTTTCCAACTGTTCGACTCTCATCGTAAGATCAGCTATCTTCTCTAACAATGTTTCATACACTTCCTTACCCAACTGTAATGCAGCAACTCCCGCTCTATCATACGTGACTCCCCACGCATCGGGATCATCTATACCTTTCGGCACATGTCTCTCATCACTCGATCCCACTTTAACCAAATGCGGCAGACACTTATGCATCTCTTGAGCAATCACAAACAGCGTCAACCTTCCATCATACGTATTCTCATATACCTGTATCTGATCGATTCTATCCAGCATCTTTAATGGAGTCGCACCAACCTTCTCAGGCAATCTTTGATCAGATATCGCAGTCCACGCACTCGCACCTCGCGTAATATACATCCCTTGCGTATGTGCCCCATTACTAGCTACAACGATTCCACCCGCATTATCATAGACTGCCGATACTTCACCACCACCAATCATGTACTTCAGTGAAGGTGCCCCAGTCGACGCATTAATATTAAGAGTTGCATTCGCCTTCTGTACATACGTATCACCATTTAACGCAATTCCCGAATTCGATCTCGTCACCGTTATCGGATAATCAATAATAGTACCCGCATCATTACATCTTCCCAGTGCAAAGTCCGATCCGACATTACTCCCACTTTCCGGCTGAGAACTTCCCAACAAGAGGTGCCATCTCGCCAGACTATTCTTATATCCCACAACCGAATTATTAGTGTCATCAGGCTTATTGAGCCCTAGAGTTGGCGAACTATAACCCAACGCCAACGATCCCGTCATCACATCACCAGCTTTCAGCACTCTCAGACTATCCGCCGTCGCCTGAGCCGTACTAACTGGCTTATTCGCATCACTCGTATTATCTACGTTCCCTAATCCCACTGCCGCCTTATCAAGTGTAGCCCACGTCTTATTCCCTTTCCAATACTGGCTCGTCGTTCCTGCTGCTATCGTCGGTTCTCTACTCGTATCGCTCGGGTGAACGTGATCACTTCTCGAGTACAGCGCACTCGTTCCCGGAGCAGCAACACTATCCATTATCGGATTACTATTACTCGGACTCGCTCCTCCCGCTGCCGTTACCGCATTCGTCACGAAAGCAGTCGTCGCAATACTCGTATCATTATCACCAGCAGTCGGTGTAGGCGCAGTGGGATTACCACTAAAAGCAGGACTCGCCAACGGAGCCTTTAACGCCAAGTCCGATACGAGATTAGTAACATCCGACTGTGGATGCGTATGTGCGCTAGGTGCGAATGTCGCAGGAATACCTGTCAACGATGAATAAGCATGTGTATGACCTACTGGTGATTTACCATCTAATGTCGTCTGTAGATTAACAACTTCACTAATCGGATGATTATGTGTCGAAGGTGGATATGTGGACGGTTTACCACTTACATCTGTCCATGCTATCGGCACAGTAGGCGGATAAGTAGAAGGTTTACCAGTAATATCGACCCATGCTACACTCCCACTACCACCACCACTACCGACCCTCGCAATCTGATCATCGACGTACCGCTTCGTCGCAGCGTCCTTCGCATATCTCGGTGTATTTATGTGATGTTTAAACACTATGCGCCTTTACGTCTATCACTCACTAATATTACACTACGTGCTGCACCTTCAGCAGTTCCCGCTACGATTCTCACCAAATCCAATCCTCTAATTGGTGGACTTACGTGATGATACCTATTTGCCTCTACCACCATCGAAAATGGATTACCCGTCACCGCATCCTCTACATTTCTAAAGCTAAATCCACCATCAATACTATTCTGTAGTGTAAATGCTACACTAGTCAGCGCACCTGTATCAACGCCGACGAGCGGACTACCATTCATCATCGCAATACTGCTAACAGTCGCTCCGTTCGCAATAGTAACAGGCTTCCGGATTACATTGTTACTAAGATCTTGTGCGGCTCCGGTAAGTGGATTTAGATTAGTAGCCATCTCTCTACCTCGTTGGTGGTGGGATTACACATTTAGCGAGTAGTTGCTGCACCTCAGTTTGCACCTTTATAAAAAGTGCGACATTCTCTCTTCTCTGATCTGTGAATTGTGAACTCTGCACAAATATGAAGCCAACAAGAGCGAAATTCATTACTACCAGAGCAAGTGCGAGCGGCTGAGTCTTCATGCTATCCATGAAGCTCATAGCAACTTCTGCGCTCTCGCGTACAGGACTCATTTTTTCTTCTTCATATCCCTTGTATGCTGATCTCTCTCCTGCTTTTGCAACTTCGTACTAATATTATCCAACATACTTCTACCTTCACTAGTCGACTGCATCACTGCGGCAATCGCCTGTTTCAATCTGTCATTACTATCACTCGTCGTCTTATCAAACACTTCATTCTTCTTCGATCTTGTCTCTGTTGACGCTCTCACTGCTGGAGTATTAGGCATTTAGATATCCTCATTTGTATAGAATTGCATAAGTTGGTCCATCTGCGGCGATGAGAATGGATCAGGCATCACCGTTCCTGGATACTGTATATTAGGATTACCTTGAGGTAGTTGGTTATACGCATCTCTTAACGAATTACGTGTCATCGGTGGAATAATCTCAGACTGCTCATCTTGTATAGGTGATTGATTACGATGTAGTGGCACAAGTTCTGGTGTCTTCGAATATGCATAACCTTCTGCTCTACGACGACTATCTTTCCTCCCCTGTGCATCACTCTTCGTATCATCATATACACCGCCCTGTATTCTCTCATTTCTCACAGGTTCATTGATCGATCCATACTGCATCTCCGGTCCACGAATATAATTATCTTGCTCGAATTCCTGTGGATATCTATTCATCGGATCATTATTAAACATGCCCTCCCTATATATCTCGCGGAGGAATTGCTCCTTCAAAGCATTCGGTATATTCTCTGCACCAAATCTAGGCATCAGTCCCACCACTTATCGCCACGACCCGGCCTATTCTTATTGAAGAAATCCTTAATCGTCTCCATTATCGTCTTATCACTCTGAACACGATTCTGCGCCGCCGCCTGATTAATCATATTCCGATACTTTTGATCCTGCCATTGCGACTGATATTGATTTACCACATTCCCAGATGGACGCACTGGGACATCATTAAAATTTGATGCAACATCTGGCCTCACTCTCGCAGGATTATCGTTCGCCATTGCGGGTCTACCTGCGAAATCAGTTGGTTGCTGTGCCGATCTCATAGGATTAGTCACCACACCACCCGGACCACCTTGTCTCATCTCCAATCCCAACTGATAAGGACTACCGGGCGGAATCATCTTCATCGCAGCCAGTTCAGCCTGCGGATTCATTTGCTCTTTCATCGCTTGAAATAAGATGCTATCTTCGTCATCCATCATCGCCTACTCGCCTTTTAAGAGGTCTCTGAGCCTCTGTAACATATTTCGAGCAGCATTTGGATCTTGTGGTGCATATGGCTCGCGCTCATTCACATATTTTTGTGCTCTCCAGTAATTCCGATAACTATCTATAACACCTGTATCTGGGCCGCGTGGTTGCTTCGGACGCCACGATGGCGCTACATACTCTGGATTAGTATTCGCGTGTGCCGGTTTTCCTGCGAAATCACTCTGTGGTCTTGCCATTCGTAGAGGATTAGCAAACCCTCCCGGTCCACCTTGTCTCATCTCGACTCCAAGTGGATATTGTTCAGCACCAATGAATCGCTTCATCGACGCCTGATCAATCTGAGGATTCATCTCATTCTTCATAGCCTGAAATAAAATGCTATCCTCGTCCATCACATCGCCTCAATCACGTTCATCTGAAAACATACCCTTATGCATCTCTAACTCTCGCATGTACTGCATCAGGTCTGGTGTATTTACCATTGGGTTTGCATATTCGCGTATCTCGCGAGGCGCACGACGATTAGGATATACTTTTATCTCTCGTCCTTGATCCGCGCCTAACTTCTCGCCGGAAAGTTTACGTATGTTTCTTAAATCTTCGAGTACACTCATCACATCGCCTCATCATAATCAGCATCAATCACTACGTGCTTCTCCGCATCTCCTCTAATATGTACGATCTTCAATTCGTTCTCATGCCTAACACGATGTTCGACGACATCAATAGGACGAAAGCCACCTCTATCTAAAACTTCTCTACTCGCCATTTGTCTAACCTCTGGTATCTTACTCTTAAGTCCTGCAATAATATTCTCCGCGGCATTCTTCGCATTATTAACAAACATCGCCCTCACATTGTCGCCTTGAGCACGCATCACATTGTCAATAATACCACTCGAGAAATCCTCATATCTCTGCGACTTCTTAATTGCATCAATCTTATCAACATCCGTATTACAAATATAAGACATCTCCCTATCACTCAACCCAAATAGCGTCAATCCTGCAATCACGCTAATCGCCCTCGTACTATTAATATCACCCGGTAAATCATTCAGATACCTATTAACAGGAATACGTTTCTTAATCTCTACAATCTCCTCCTTATCAACCTCTTCCTCACTCGTCTTATCCAACTCTGGCGTCTCTGCATCCAGTAACTCAGGCTTCTCAACCTCCTCACCAATAACTCCTCCGGTACTCTTATCAATCTTCGTACCATCAGCTAATACTAATACGTTATCCGACATTACCGCCACCTGTAAAGAACGACATCAATTGCATCATCGCAGGGTCCATCTGTGGTTGTTGCATCTGACCACTAGGATTAGTAGCTTCAGGAGACGGAGGAGTTTGATAAGGCCAAGGTTGTGCTGCTCCGGGTCTACCATTAGGCAACGGACCACCGGGTTGAATACGTTGTGTAGGTACTCGTGACGGAAGCGGTGGGACTTGTGGATATCCCTGTGGAACTGGTGTCGGTATATTAGCAGGAGTTGGAGGAACTGGAAACTGTTGCGCTACTTCAGGTGGCAGTCCTCTCGTATCACCTTTCTCCTGTGGTACTTGACTCTGATCTTTAGTATATTGTGCTTCACCGACATCTACTTGTGGTCTACCTCTTGCTGTTGGCACACCGCGCGCAGAAGGTGCGCCACCTTGCATCCTTCGTTGATTATCCATCATTACCGCACGTTCCATCGCACGGTCATCTTGCATCCCACCAGGCATCTGTCCTCTCGATGCCATCATCTGATAATAAGTCGGATCATTCTGCATATCCGCTTGTTGACCATGCGTCTCTGCAACCTTTCTCACTATTGTCTGAACAGCCTGTCTACCTTCTGGATCACTCATCACTTTTTGAATCATAGGTGCGGCTTGGGCCATTATACTATTAGCAGCAGGAGATGACGCCTCACTCTGTACAGATGCACCGGGACCACGTTGTGCAGGAATTTGTCCTGATGGTCTACCCGCAATCCTTGCAGCTATTGCAGCTTGTCTAGCCGGATCATTCTGTACAGCCAAGTTAGGATCAGGCGCACCTTGAATAGATTGTTGAACTGCATCAACAGCAGGATCGCTCCTTCTACTCGCTGCATCACCCGCTGCCGCACCTACAGCCGCAGCACCACCAACTGTCGCAGCACCAGTAGCTTGATCTCTCGTAATCCTCTGCGTCGGTACTCCTCGTGGTTGAATTGGTGCAGTTGATCCGGGAGGAGGCGGCGGAGTTAATTGTGAACTTCCACCAGCAATCGGAGCACTCTGTTGCGGACCTTGTACTTCAGCGGGTTCACCTCTTCTCACTCGATCAGCTTTAGCCCTCAACTCCATCTGTCTCTCATACGCCTTCCTTGCATTCTCAACTTCCTCTTGCGCACTCGGCGTTCGCGCTCCGGGCACTTGTTCAGGACTCGGTAATCCTTTCTGCACATTCGGAGTTTTAAGAGGATTAGCTCTCATCCTCCCACCCGGTCCCCTAATAGCCGGTAATACTAATCCTGCATATTGCACGCCACCCCTACCACCATTAACCTGATTGATTGCTTCGGCGACCGCCTGATCATAGCTCGGATATCGTGCCATTGGTGTACTCTGCTCGGTTGGAGCTAGTTGGCTCAGGGGAATCGTTGGTTGCTTGTCTAATCTATCCCCTTTTGGCGAGGGGGGATTAAGAGTTTTAAGGCTGGGTTGGTCGGTAATATCTATCGTACCGGGCGACCTATTGAAGTTGGCTCGATGGATATCCTGATATTCCTTCGCCGTAATAGTATTAAGCCGCGACCTATATTCCCTAGGGAGATTAGCCTTCACCGCGTCAGGATCGAGGATATCAATCGCGCGGGCATTCGGATTTTTAAATGACGCACTCGCTCCGCCCGCACCCTGCAAATGTCCCAAATACAATTCGTCGTCGGTAGGCGGTCTACCTAACGCTCTCGTTAATTGTCCTTGATTCTTCTTTGCTAATTGTGCTGCCGCGTCAATCTGTGCAGCAGGATCGGTAAAATTGCGTCTATTTAATCCTAATCCCCTACCCGTCTCACTTGTAATCTGTGCTATTCCTCTAACTCCTGTCGGCGATACCGCGTTCGGATCACCTCTACTCTCATACTGTATAAGTTTCCTTAAATACTCCTCAGATACACCATGCTTGCGAGCGGATGCAGCTATAAACTTGTCAAATGCGCCCATCTCGCTAATCCCCTTAAAAGTCTGGCGCCACTATGGGGGTTAGTGACGCCAGTATGCGGGAGGGATCAGATATGTGTACCCAGCTTTCCACCACCACCATTCCCACTTCTATCGGGAGGATAAGAGAGGGGAACGTTAGACTTCTCAACGTATGAGATGAATTGAGCACTGGGAACAGGGGTCAGGTTATTCACAGCGATCGGAATCATCCCACCGTTAGTGATAGGATTGCCAGGTTGCGCGTTAGGCGTAACTTGTTTGACATCTTCATTTAGATTTGTAAATACACGTTCAGTCGACAAGATATTACCGATACCACTACGTGCGATCTTTGCGATACGACGAGCGGTAACATGACCACGAGGAATGAGAAGAGCGTGTTGTTCGTTACCAACTCGATTCCACAGACCAGACCAACCGGCAGTAGGCATGAGGAGCACTCCTTATAGTAGCGCGCGGGTGTATGATACACAAAATGCGCCTATTGACAAGAGACATTTTTTGCTTTATAAGAGGGGCGGCGGCCGGGGTTGACGGAGGTAAGAAAGAAGAGTAGTACTCATTTTATAATATATATATATACATATATATACATATATCCTTTATAATACCATCGAGGACTCCTCAGCCCACCTATGGATTCCTTATAGGTTAAGCGAAGTTAGTAGTGTAAGCTATACGCTATTAGCTATACGCTTAGTGTGCGCTATTAGCTATTAGTGAGCTACTATAAGCTACTTAGATGGAACTAGTGTGTTGTCATTTCATCTTTTGGAAGGGGGGCTATTCAGGGGGATGATCGAGGCTCGCTTGAGCGGCTCGCCCTCCCGAACTAGAGGTTGTTTTGGAAACGGGGGACAACCATTAGTATTTGCAACCTTAAACATTAGTGTAGTACACATATGATGCAAGATGTGCCTGTGCCGCAGCATTAACACGAGCTTAGTCCCCAGGCATTTGTGTAATACCTTTATCTTTACTACCACTACGATGCAACTATTCGCGTTGTGTGTCATTTCACAACCAACAAGCTTATAGGTTTTACTTGGTCTCTTATACTTCACTAATCAATATAGATCGTATTCATTGTGTGCTTATACTCTTTATAAATATAAAGCCCTCTCTATCACTTCATTTCTATTTGCTCCCAAAGTCTATTAGTAGAATTCAATGGTATTGATTTAGTAACGAAAATATGCGACAATGTTTCACCATTTGGACTGTCCAAATGGTTCCGCAGTGCGCGCGAGCGCCGGCTTACCGGACAATCAAGAAACGACGCGGCAACGTGATTAGGATAATAGGCCGGGAATTAATCAGAGCCTAATAGAGCGCATATAGTCGCCGGATTAAACCTAATCACTAATACCTCGGTTCTCTGAAAACTGAACCCGCTGTTTGTCCACCCCTTATAAATATAAGGGGTGGCGCAGCTATTCAAATGAGGAAGTGAATATGTCTAAGTCTCCTAAGTCTACTGCGAAGTCCGTCAAGGCGATTACGACTAAGAAAGTCGGTGACGTAATCGTTAATCGCGGCAAGGGTTTAAAAGAACCCAAGTTCGTTAAAGCTGCCTCTTATAATCTGACTTCAACAATCGAAGACAGTATGAAAGGCGCAGCGACATCCGGCAAAGCGGGCGCGGGACAGATTGTCGCCGTCTTCGCGTCCAAATACTTCGCGCACAAAAAGCATCCACAATCGGGCCGCCCTTATTACCCGGTCGAGGACTACTTTAAGGCGCCGAGCACGGATGAATATGACGACACAAGTAAGAAAGTTATCAAGCAAAGTCGCAAGACAATTCAAGATAACTTCCTCGCACTAAACTCCGCCACATATAAGAAGACGTTGGCGGAATACCTCACGCTCACTGCAAAACTCAACGACGCTCAAAAAGAAAAGAATGCATACGACGTGAGCGACTATACTTTCCGACTGGTCGAGCCAACCACTAAAATTCTCGCGGCTCGCGGCATGTTGCATCGTACTATCACTGCACTCGCTTACTTATACGATATACATGCACAGTCGGTTCAATTCGGTCTTAATAATGCAATCAAGATCGATTGCATTCCGAATAAAGACGGCAGCAAGAATAAGTCGACCGGATTGAATAAGGCGAGCGATATCGTATCGAAAGGTAATAAGTATCTGATCGAAAAGAAATGGGTGGCGGTACGCGGTACACAAGCTCCGCCCGCCGCGACTAATGGTAATGATGCAGTTACTCAAATCACGCCGCCAGCAGTTGATGCAAAAACGGCGACAACGGTAATGGCATCGCTCACCAAACTGTTTACTAGCGATAAGTTCAATCCGCCCGTGACGGCGAGCGGAAAGACGGCGGATATTACCGTAGACAAGAATAAGCAGGCCGAATTTGCTTTGACTTGTATCGGTGATATTAAGCCGCAAGATCTGCGCTCTAATACTCTCCGGTCAACGATTGCACAAATCGCCGTTGATTGTGCAGCGTTGCTTAAGATCAAGATGGTAAGCGATGCGCAGAAAATGTTGAATGAAGCGACGCTTAACGAGAAGGCCGCTTAATCATCGGAGTATAATTCGACCCCCGATGATTAAGCACTAAACTACTATACGGCGCGGACTACTCCGCGCCGTATAACCTTCGCGACAAACACTTAAACTTGACACTTGAAACTGAGAATACAAATGACACACAACCTTGCACTATGGTTCTGGTCTACATTCCCGGTTACTGGATATTCCGATCCGGTTAACCGTCCCATTATCGAAGCATGGCAACTCGCAACGCCATGTGAGACGCCGACAGAGAATGAATACCCCTTTAAGCCTTGGGATATTCACTACGACAGACGCCGCGACCCTGCGATGATTATCATGGACGCAGAGCGCATTCGTCTTGATCGCGAGTATAAGCGGCGAGTATCGTGGCGCACTAACTCGCGCAAGAATAAGCGAGGTGCCTAATCATGGTGCTCCACTCATTCGCTCAATTGCGTGCCGCTATTCCCGTCGCTCGTAAGGAACGCGCCCGCGCACTGCGCATGATCGACTTGCTTAAACTCAGCCGCCGCGATTTGATTAATGCCGCAGATACATTCGGCGTTAGTACTCGTGGACAATACTCTGAGATACTCGAGCGTATCCATCGCCACATATGGCAACAGGTATACGATCGCTAATCACTAATTGAATAACCCGGTAGCCAATTGGCTACCGGGTTTTTTTATTTTCGAATTACGCGCATTGCGCGCTGTATATTCACCGCATCTATTCACCTAAACCACATGCAAACCCCCAACTAAATAGTCAACCCTTTATATTTATAAAGGATGCCTGGCACCTGGCACCAGCTAATCGATCTAAGTACAAATCCGCTCCCGCGTCACAGAATCACGTCTCAAGTTGTAAAGTCCTCAATCTTCTAGCAGACTACACAAAACCACCTCCCCGTCACAGACACACGTCTAACCTCTAACATCCAACACATCCACGCCTCACCAGAAGCACGCCTCAATTCCAACTGTAGCAAATCTAACTCATGCAATGATCATTTGGAGATTTAGATGTACTTGACTTAGTAAGTGTTTTGTAGTACAATATACACAATGGAAATCGGTTTTGGCCTTTCCATTTCACCAGCAGCAGAGGAGAACGAATGATCCACTTGG